TATATTATTGATGGACACAATAGATATAACATTGCTAAACAATGGAACTTAGAATTTGATACAGAAAGTAAAAATTTTAGTAGTGGAGAAGCAGTTAAAGAGTGGATGATACTAAACCAATTTGGTAGAAGGAATTTAAGTAATTACCAAAGAAGTGTTTTAGCATTACAATTAGAAGATGTATTTAAAACAAAAGCAAAGGAAAAGGAACGTATAAGAAAAACGACAAGTCAGAAATCTGACGAGTCACTTAAAGAAGTTTCAACTAAAAAAGAACTTTCTAAAGTTGCAGCAGTTTCACACGATACAATAGCTAAAGTAAAAAAGATACAAGAGAAAGCACCAGAAGAAGTAAAAGCAAAACTTGCAACTGGTGAAGTAAGCATTAATGCTGCTTATAAAGAAATAAAGAAAGAGGAAAAGAAAGAAGCGATAAAAGAAGAAAGAAGAATATTAGCAGAAGAAGGTAGTAAAAAAGAAATAGAAATTGATTTTAGATTAGGAGATTTTGAAGAAGTATTTGCAGATATTGAAGATGGTAGTGTTGATTGTATTATAACAGACCCTCCATATCCAAAAGAGTTTTTAGAATGTTGGACAAAATTATCAAGGTTTGCAAAAAGAGTTTTAAAACCTAATGGATTTTGTATTGCTTATAGCGGACAAATGCATTTACCAGAAGTAATAAAAAGAATGAATGAACATTTAGATTATTATTGGACTTTTGCAGTATATCACGAAGGACAAACTCAAATAGTTAATGGTGTTAATTTAATATGTAGATGGAAGCCAGTTTTAATTTTTCAAAACAAAAAAAAGAAATTAAATAATACATTTCAAGATTATTTTATATCTGAGCAAAGAGAAAAACAAGGCCACGATTGGCAACAAAGTAAGAGTGGTGTAGGTTACTTAATAGAAATGTTTACTAAACCAAATGATTTAATATTAGAACCTTTTGCTGGAAGTGGTACAACAATCAAAGCAGCGATAGAAAAAGGAAGAAGAATTAAAGCTGCTGAAATTAAACCTGATACATTTAACATTGCAAAAAGTTTATTATGACACGCAAAGAAGTTACAGGAATAAGAGATTTAACTTTTAGTAGTTGGATTAGAAAAAAATTACCAGATTCTTCAACAGGTTTTAGTGTAAGTGATTTAGATTTTATTTTATGGAATTGGAAGACGAAAAAAGTAATGATGTTAGAAATCAAAACAAGAAATAGCAAACCAAGAACAGGCCAAAAAATTATGTGGCAAAACATAAACCAATGGATTAAAAACGGAATTAATGATGATTGGACTTATTTAGGTTTTAACTTAATACAATTTGAAAACACAAATTTTAATGATGGTAAATGTTTTTTAAATTACAAAGAAATAAAAGAGAAAGAATTAATTAATTTTTTAAGTTTATAAATCCAAACTATATAATTATGAAAGAATTACCATATTTTAAATTTTATCCTAACCAATGGATAACTGGCTCAATATCATTTATGGATTTAGATGTTCAAGGTGCATTTATGAAAGTTTGCTGCTACTACTGGAGCAAAGAATGTAATGTAACAAGAAAACAAATTAAAACATTAATACCTAAACAATGGAGTGTATTAGTAGATGCTGATTTGTTTAAGATAGAAAACGAATCTATTAGCATTAAATGGTTAGATGAACAATACCAGCAACGCTTAGTAGAACACAAGCGAAATGTTAGCAACGGAAAGAAGGGGGGCTTAAGCAGGGCTAAAGCATTAAGAAAAGATAAGATAAGAAAAGATAAATATGCAAATGATAATTTACTTAAAGTAAACGATGAAGTGCAAAAACTTCTTGACCAATGATATTAGAAGATAAAGCTACGATACCATATTTAAAAGCATTTAAAGAAGGTAGAATTAAAAAAGGTATTGGCATTGGTTGTTTATTAGATGATTACTTTCTTTATAAGAATGGCAACTTTAATATGTTTCTTGGTTTAGATAATGTTGGTAAAACTAATTTTATATTATGGTACTTAACAGCACTAAGTAAAATACACGGTAAGAAGTGGTGCATCTGGTCAGGAGAAAACAATGCTGGACAGTTAAAACGTGATATTATACAAATGTGGACAGGAGAAACTATTAAAGATTTAAACGAATATTTATTTTATCACGATGAAATAAGTAAGTATTTTAAATTTATTGATAATAGAAAACTTTACAACCATAAAGAACTATTAAAAATATTTGAAGCAGAAGATTGTGATGGTTGTTTTATTGACCCATACACAGGTATAAACCACGATAGAAGAATATCACAATTTGAACGTAATTATCAAGTTTGTAATGATGTTAGAGAGTTCTGCAACAAAACAGGTAAAACAATGTTTATTGCAATGCATCCACAAACAGAAGCTGCAAGGCGTGTATATCCTCCAGACCATCAATTAAATGGACATATACAACCACCAAGAAAAGCTGATTGTGAGGGAGGCCAAGTTTTTCCAAACAGGGTGGATAATTTTATTTGTTTACACCGCTTGATTTCACACGATAAACTTTGGATGATGACAGAAGTACACGTATATAAAATAAAAGATAAAGAAACAGGCGGTAAACCTACAATGTTAGGTGAACCACTAAGATTTGATTACAATAGTGGATTAGGATTTACTATTGGTGGTAATAACGTATTAAAACAAAAAAATGAGATACACATATAAAAACATACAAGAGTTTATGAATTATAAAACTTGGAGTAATAAAAAAAAGATAGATACACTTTTAGAAATAGATTGCAGTTTGTATGCACATCTTGGTACTGATTCTACTAAAGCAGAGAAAGAAGAAGTAAAAAGAAAAAGCATAGAAATATACAGAACTATAAAAACATTAGATAAAAAACTTGGTGATGAATTACTTTACTCAGAAGATTTAAAACAATGACAGATTTAGATTATACAATTACAAAGAACAAATTAGAAATATTGCTTTTAAAGGCTCAAGAAGGTTTAAAAGTAGGTAAGGTAACGCAATCTAAATTGGAAGCAGTAGAAACGTTGCAAGATAGTTTAAAATGTATGTTAGAGCTGAGGTTAATAGTTGATGAAATGAAAAACAAACAAACATTATTAACAATGCAAAATGTAAAAGCATATAAAGAAACTGCTGAATTAAAGAAAAAATTTAATACATTTAAAAAATGAAAACTATATTATTAATGCTAATCACATCACACATAACCAGTTTTATCTCTGGTGCTTTAATTGTCGTGATAATAAAAAGATATTTTGAAAAGTAAAAAGAGAACATTAAATGAATACAGACAAACGAAGGACTCTCACTACCGTAGCGTTGATTCTCCTGTTGAGTACAACATTGCTTTTTTGTGTAGAGTATATACTAATGATGCTGAACTTGGAGCAGTAATTAGAAAACATTTTCAAAAGATATGAGTTTAAACGCAAATCAAAAAGGTAAAAGATTCGAGCTAAAAATAGCGAAAGATTTAGCTAAGAAATTTGATACTAATATAAGAAGAACACCAAACTCAGGCGGATTAAGTATTAAAGGTGATATTCTAACTACAAGTGGAATACTATCTGAATATAGTTGGGAGTGTAAGAACCAAGAGAAACTTAATATCTGGAAAGCATTAGAACAAAGCAAAGGAGATGCAAGAGGTACACTAAAAACACCAGTAGTAGTATTCACTAAAAACTTTGAAGATGATTACATTGCTTTAAAATACGATGATTTTGTAAATATACTTCTTGAATTAGATGAATACAGAAGTAAATAATATATTGCACCTCTTGGTAAGAGATGAAGATACTTGGCTAAGTATGGCCGAAGAAATAAGCAGCAATAGTAAAATACCAGCAAAGGATTTATTACACGACTTCTACATAGCTCTACATAGTAAAATTGATAGTAAAAAAGTAAAAATTAACGATATTCTATATAACGATTCTTTAAATAAAGCGTTTATATATAAGATGATGCACAATATTTTCATTGATACAATAAGAGTTGATAAAGATTTACTAATAGATAAAGACCTAAAAAACATTATAGAAGCAGACAATACAAAGTATGTTGATATAGAAAAAGTAGTAGATGATATTGTAAACGAATTCTATTGGTTTGATAGAAAGTTATTTAACTTATATAGAAAGAAATTCCACAGTATTAGAAAACTATCTGCAGCAACTAATATATCACACGTAGTTGTATGGAGAACTATAAACAATTGTATTAAAGAAATTAAAAAAAAAATTAATGAAGAGTAAAGGCTTAGGAGATACAGTAGAAAAGATAACAAAAGCCACAGGCATAAAACAAGCTACTGATTGGATATTTGATAAACTTGGAAAAGATTGCGGATGTTCTGATAGAAAGAGAAAGCTAAATTCTATGTTTCCTTACAAAAATGTAGAATGTTTAAACGAAGATGAATATGTATATCTAAAAGGATTCTTTAACCAGCAAAAGAATGTAGTAAATGCAAACGAACAAAAAGGATTGCTAACAATACACAATAGAGTATTTAACACCAACAAACAAAGCTCAAGTTGTGGTAGTTGTGTAAAAGGTTTAGTTGATACTATGAGAAGATTATATAACGAATATGAATACGAAAGAGAAAGCAAAAGCAATTGAAAGAAAGCTACTAATGTTTTTAAAAAAATACAGCACAAATACAACAGCAGATGTCAAAAGAAGATATAGTAAAACATCAATGGACAAAAGGTCAGAGCGGTAATCCTAAAGGTAAACCAAAAGGTGCTAAGAACAGAAGCACAATAATCAAAGAGATACTTGGTTTAATGGTTAAGAAAGTTGATGCAGATGGTAAACCAGTTTGGCAAAGTAAAGAGTATTTAATGGTTGAGGCATTAGTTAATAAAGCTATAGAAAAAGGTGATGTAAATGCTTTTAATGCTATATACAATAACTTGTATGGTAACTTAAAAGATACTGTTGATGTAAATACTACAGAAGAAGTAAATCACGATTTCAGAAACATCATTGCAAGGATTAAAGCTCAATAAAAAGTATTTAGTATTTAACGAATCTCTTTCACGTTATTTTATTGTAACAGGTGGTAGAGGTTCAGGCAAATCATTTGCTATAAACTCTGTTCTTCTACTATTAACTTATCAAGCTGGACACACAATATTATTTACACGTTACACTCTAAGAGCTGCTGGTATTTCAATCATACCTGAATTTATAGAAAAGTTAGAACTGCTTGGTGTTATTGACCAGTTTAAAATAACAAAGGATGAAATAATAAATAAAGGTAATGGTAGCAAGATAATATTTCGTGGCATTAAAACAAGCTCAGGAGACCAGACAGCTAATTTAAAATCATTACAAGGTATTACTACTTGGGTAATGGATGAGGCAGAAGAACTTAATGATGAGGATATATTTGATAAGATTGATTTATCTGTTAGAAATAAAGTACAAGAGAATAGAGTTATATTAATACTTAATCCAACAACCAAAGAACATTTCATTTATAAGCGTTGGTTTGAAGATAGAGGAGTTGCTGCTGGTAGTAACATAACAAAAGAAGATACTACCTATATACACACTACATATTTAGATAACTTAGAAAACCTTTCAGAAAGCTATATTAAGCAGATTGAAACAATGAAGGTTAGAAGACCAAACAGATACAAGCATACTATTGAAGGTGCTTGGCTGGATAAAGCTGAGGGTGTTATATTTACTGATTGGAGTATAGGAGAATTTAAGCAAGTAGGTAAAGTTGTATTTGGCCAAGATTATGGTTTTAGCAATGACCCTTCAACATTAGTTAAAACAAGTATAGATAAAGAAAATAAAGTTATCTATATACAATTATGTTTTTACCAAACTAAATTAACTACAAGCGAAATATTACAACTTAATAAGAAGTTTGCAGCAGATAATTTAATAGTAGGTGATTCAGCAGAACCAAGATTAATAACAGAACTAAGTAGAGATTGTAATGTAGTGCCAGCAATTAAAGGTCAAGGTAGTATTACATTTGGTATTAGTTTATTACAAGATTATGATTTAGTAATAACAGAAGATAGCACAGAATTAATTAAAGAGTTAAATAACTATTGTTGGTTAGAAAAGAAATCACAAACACCAGTAGATAATTTTAATCACGCTATTGATGCGTTGAGGTATGCAGTAAGCTACCAATTACAGAATCCAAACTTAGGAGAATATCACATTTATTGAAGCCACGCTTAAGCCACCCTTAAGCATTTAGATAAGATAAGATAAGAAAAGATAAGATATATAAGAGAAATTTTTATTATATTTGATTGTAATTTAAAAATAACTTTCTGAATACGTTTAGTAAAGTCTTGATTTAAAATTTATGTTTTGGTTAAAGTAGGTAGTCGGCAAAAGAGCGTTACCTACTTTTTTTTATATTTGTATATAACGATTCACTAATTTAAACGTTTGTATATAAATGAAACTAACTATTAACATACCAGAAACTCTTAATGAGGTTACTTTAAAGCAATACCAAAAGTGGTTAAAGATTGCTGAGGGTAAAGAACTGGATTCGTTTCTACAACAGAAGATGGTAGAGATATTTTGTAATATACCACTTAAGCAAGTATTACAAATAAAAGCTACTGATATAAACAACATCTGCGAAGAGCTATCAAAGCTATTTAATAACGAACCTAAATTCATAGATAGGTTTACAATGAACGATAAAGAGTTTGGATTTATACCAAAGCTGGATGATATATCATTTGGTGAATATGTAGATTTAGATACTTACCTTGCTGATTGGGATTTAATGAATAAAGCAATAGGCGTTTTATATAGGCCAATAACCTACAAGAAGAAGATGCAGTATTTAATAGAAGAATATGAAAGTGCTGAGAAGTACGATATGACAGAAGTTACTTTAGATATTGTATTTGGTGCTATTGTTTTTTTTTACAGTTTAAAGAACGAATTACAGAAAACTATCCTGAATTATTTAGCAACTCAGAAGGAGGTAGAGCTTCCTCAGCATCTGCGGGATTCTCTGCAAAATGGGGCTGGTATCAATCTATCTACGGACTTACTAATGGAGACATTCTCAAATACAATCAAATTACCAAATCAAAACTACACACCTGTTTAATGCACTTAGCATTTGAAAAAGATAAATATGAATTAGAACAACAAATATTAAAAAGAAGCCAACGATGACAAAGGATGATATATTAGAAGAATTAACAGAACGCAATTTATTAATTGAGAATGAACACATAATTTTAGTTGATGGCTTTGAAGAAGCATTTATAGGTATTACAGCTAACAATCCAATACAAGCAATATATGATTATTGGATATGTTTAGATTTATTAATACAACGTGATAAAATGGATTTTGATAATGCTATTGATGACTTAGATGAATTTATTAATCAAGATTTAGGTGAACACACACCACGATATATAAAAATAGTATGAACAGTTTTTACAATATAATAGATAAAATAAAAGAAGTAATTGTTGCAGAACCATTTAACAATGAAATTACATTTGGTGATAT